GCCAGAGACCCCTCGGTTTGGAAATTCTAGGTGAGATATTTTTTTATAAGATTTTAGAGAGCCAGCTTTTACTGACCTAGAAAAATAGGCTGCCACAATTCTCTCGCCAAAAAGACCTTTCTTGTTGCTATCGGTGAAATCTTGTGATGATGAGGTATAAAGCATGCTGTCTCCTAATATATATCTAAATATTACTAGAATGACACCATGAAACACCAAAATAACTAAAACTAATATTTATTTTTATTTATTTTCACCCCATTTAATCTTTTCTACTAATAAATCCGTATAAATTGGGGGAAAGAGGGGGCAAGCCAAGGAACAACGAATCCGAGGCTTGGATGTGACTTCGGATCAGGGAAGTACCCCACAAGAAACAATCCAGGGTAAACGGTTCTGTTAGAGAAAAAGCCTGATCTAAAGTAGTTAACAAGTCAAGAATTTACGTAATATAAATGAGAGGTATTTAATGGCATGGACTGGAACTAAAGAAGAAAGAGCAGTTTACGATAAAGCTCGGTATTTAGCTAATAAAGAAAAACGTTTTGAACAAATGAAGGCTTGGCAAAAAGCTAATCCAGAGAAAAGGGCTGTTTGGCAAAAAGCTTACCTTTTAAGACTAAATCTTATGAATAAAAATATATCACAGAGAACCCTAGCTGCTTGGGCTACACAAGTTAAAGAAGCCATTCCATTCTGTGAATGGTGTTATTCCGAAGATAACTTAGAGGCACATCATATACTTCCTAAAGCAAAATTCCCACAATATGCCTTAGATGTTAAAAATGGAAGAACGATGTGTAATTATTGTCACAAGATGATACACAAACAAGGTGGTTTTTAATGATTAAGTTTAAGACAAGAATTAAGTCTGGCAAGTCTATCTCTTCAGAAGAGGTAACAGCCTCTAGACTTCTAGATACGGACATACAAGTTCTATTAGAACTTATCAAGTCTGATAAAGAAAAAATGGAAGCTCTTCTCCAAAGACTAGAGGGATTAGATGACCGAGCTTGATAAGTTGGCTAAAGAAACCGAACTACCTGATAACTGGCGCTATAAAACAGTGGGAAAGGATACCTATCTTCTTGAAGGAGAACTTACCAATGAAGAAGATAAACTAATCTCTATGCTGGATGGTCTTTATGAAGCCGAAGAGGTGAGACCTGGCATAGATTATTTGCAAGATTTAGACGAAGTGCATCGGAAGGTAGTCTTTTACTATCTCTGGGAAGGATTATCTTTTGAGAAGATTGGTCGTATCTTTGGTTGGACAAAGCAGCGGAGCCATCAGATTTATCACGAAGGGATCTCTCAGCTAAAAGTATTGAATGGAACAATTTGAAACTAGACGTATTGGCAAATAAGGGATATATGGAAATGAAGCAAAGCAACATTAAACACATCGTCATTCATCATAGCGCAAGCAAGCCATCCACTACACTTGAGGAGATTACTACTTGGCATAAAGCTCGCGGATTTAATACAGTGGGATACCACAAGGTGATCTACGATGATGGAACTATTATGAATGGAAGACCGGAGACTACTGTTCCCGCAAGTGTGAAGGATCATAATAAGAATACCTTGGCAGTTTGTGTATGCGGTAACTTTGAGGTAGATCAGCCTACTAACTTTCAGCTAATCTCCTTAGAATTGGTGATCAAGGAATGGAGAGCCAAATGGCCAGGTGCAACAATAATTTGCCATCGTGACTTAGCCGCTACGCTCTGCCCAGGTAAAGCTCTATATTCTTGGGTTAAATCAAAGTATCCGGACATCTAATATGTAATCTGTACCCTTACTTGACCTTTTCTGTACTTATTATAAAGGAAAAAATATGCCAAGAAAACTTTCGCAGATATCTTTGATGCGTAAAGCCGCAAGGGAAAGAGATATCGAAGGGTTTCTCTGGGCAGCTCTAAGTCAGAGCGCCTACGAAATCAAAGTTAAAAGCGAAGAAACTACTTTTGCGCCCAGGGAAATACAAAATATTATAAATAATATTGTTTCTCTGGAGAAGATTAAGATGAAGACTGAAGTCCCTGGATCCGATGATTTATCTAAACATATCGCACAAGAAGTAGAAGATTGGCTAAAGATTACTGAGAACAGCTAATGGACCTAAGTTCTATCTTGTCGGACCCCATCCAGTTTATTTCCAGATTAAAGATTGTAAATAAGGATGGAAGGCTAGTTTATCTAAAACCCAATAGGGAACAGATAAAAATAATTCAAACCCTTTGTGAGGGTAAAGATACCCTTATCCTTAAGCCTAGGCAGATTGGATCTTCCACTATAGTCTGCGCTTATTTCTTTTGGAAAGCTTATACAGCCCAGGATCCGATTACCCTAGCCATTCTATCTCACAAGTTAGCCAGTTCAAAGCATCTATTAGAAATATCAAAAAAGTTTTACTATAATCTTCCCAAGAGCTTAAAAACTGGATTATTGGTAGATAATACCACTGAATTTCGTTTCCACAATGGTGCGGGGATAATCGCAGTTTCTGCTGAAGCCAAGGGAGGATTAAGAAGTTTTACTTGTTCAGCCCTTCATATTTCCGAATATGCCTTTGCGGAAAATCCAGAGGAACTAAAGGCTACTGCGATTGCCGCCCTAAATAGTGGACAACTGGTTATTGAAAGTACCGCAAATTATTTCAACGATGCTCTTCATCAGGAAGTATTAAAGTTTGAACGTGGCCTTGTGGAATACAGGTATCTATTTTTTCCCTGGTATGACCATGAAGAATATTTAACCTCTCCAGAAGAGGATACCGTTTGGACCTCTGAAGAAACCGCTCTAATGAAGGAATTGGATCTTTCTCCAGACCAGGCCTACTGGAGAAGAAAAAAGATAGAAAAGATTGGATTTGATAAATTCACCAGAGAATATCCAACGAGCCTAGAACAGGCCTACAGACAAATAGGCAATAGTTATTTCACAGCGACCGATTTAAAAGATATAAATATTGTGCAAGTAGAGCCGGTCGAGGCTGTTATCCTTCAGGCTCCAACAAAAGATGATAGATATGCAATCGGTGTAGACGTTGGTGGTGGTGTTAACCGAGACTTTTCTGTTATTCAAGTTTTTTCTAAGACTACTTATGGTCAAGTAGCTATTTATCGAAGCAACCGAATTAGTCCAGTAGCCCTCGCAAATGTTATTGAAGATTTATCCGTCAAATATAATGATGCATTAGTTCTAATCGAGGGGAATAATGTTGGGGCAGTAACTATAAATGAACTGAACCATGCCAACTTTTCTAACTTCTGGACCGATGAAGATGGAAAGGATTGGTTAACTACCGGCAAGACTAAACCTCTTATGTTTGAAAATCTAAAATCTTTACTAAGATCTGGACACATCAGATCTTTAGATAACATAACATTCGCTGAAATCAGAAGCCTTCAGGTTAACGCCAAGGGCATTATTGAAATCCCAGAGAACTTAGGAAGCCACGGAGACAGCGCAATTGCTTTAGCCCTGGCCCTTATTTGTTTAGAAAAAGTTTCTTTACCTAAACAAGCATTCCTTCCTTCTTGGATCCACCAGCAAAGAGCCCACAAAATATCACAGAAGGCTGGAATTGCTGTTGGGAACCATCGAAGATACTAAATTTGACTTATCCTACCTTTTTGTAACGGAGAGAACTAAATGGCTCGGACTATTAAAGACAAAATATCACTAATCAGAACCATTCTGGAAGATCACACCGATTACTGGTCTACCCAGGCTGCTAGCCTTAGAAAGTATAAAAATGTTTATGAAAATACTTTCTGGTCGTCTGAAAATAGCGATGATAGTATGATTAGGGTTGAGACTGCAGATTGTTTTTCTTATGTCGAAGGTTTCATCGCATCTCTGTTCTCAAAAAACCCAGCCGTAGTTATTGGTGGAGATGCTGCTAATACTTCTGGTGACCCAGATTTAGCTCAGGAAGCTGCAAATAGATTTCTTTATGGACAAAGAGAACAACTAGAAATAGCCAGTAGATTGGCTCTTATTTATCCATGCGCTTTTTTAAAGCTTTCACCCACGATGAGCACTGAGATGCTTGATAAGGTCTCAATTAGAGCTCTACCTCCCTGGGAAGTCATTGTCGATAGAGATGCAAGCGGCTGGGCGGAACAAAGATTTGTGGGCCATACTTATTACCTAACCCTGTCGGAAGCTAAAGCAAAATTTGGTAATAAATCTTTTACATCAGTTCCAAAGGTAGATTACTTTGAGAACAATGTCAAGGGTACCAGATCTGGAGCCTACGGTGGAACTTCTAGTTCTTACACGGATCTTCCAGACGAATACCAGTACATTCAAATCGTAGAACTTTATGATCTTGGATATGATGGTTTGTATTTCTGGTCTCCAAACTATAAAAATGGCGAAGAACTACTTGAGAACACCGAAATTCCAGTGAGGACTTATGATGATAGACCTCTTTCAACCCTTATTCCTCTATATTACGCTAGAAAGCCTGATAGACCAATGGAAGGACTTTCTGCTGTTAGTCGCGTTTATGACCAGTTTTATGAAAAAAATATTTTAAGAACTTATTGGGCAAACGCAGTTCGCCGTGATAGTA